CACCGAGATGATCCGTACAGGTGAGTATTCGTAATGTCTAAAGGCGGTCAAGGCACAACTCAGCAAGCTAGAGGTTCTTTTTCTGGAAACTCTCAGCCCTCTTATGGTGGTAATCAAGCAACGGGACTTGGCAGTAAAGGCGGCTCACAGTCTTATCAACAACCTTATCGAAGTCCTTACGGACAAGGTCAAAGCTACAGCCAGCATGGAATGCGCTCTGGGTTTGGTAACTTTATGGAAAACCCACAAGCAATACCAACGACAGGCCAAGGACAATTTGGCGACGCGAGCGCTGGTGCTGCCCAAAATATTGAAGCTAATGACCCGTTCGAGTTTCAAAGCCCCCCTCAACTCAATCCAGAGATCCATCTGCGAACTAGAGGGCCAGAGAGTCTCGTTGAGCAGGGCGGAATGGCTTACACGCAAGGGCCGGTGTCCACTGAGGAGCAGCAACAACAACAGTTTGGCGGTTTGCTCTCGCAGGGAGCTTCCCCTAATAGCTATAACAATAATTTTGGGCCGTATGTCGGTAATGCCGGAGGCTTTGGGAACAAGGGCGGTCAGGCGAGGCAGATGGGTTATGCTCCTATGCGCCAAGGAATCGGAGGCTTCTTTTAATAATGACATTATCTAAGATCCAATTTAATCCAGGTGTTGACAAAGAAGGCACTGAATATACAGCCGACTCTGGATGGTTTGATTCAGACAAGATCAGGTTTCGCCAAGGCAGGCCAGAAAAGATCGGTGGGTGGACAAAATTCAGCCAAAATTCTTTTTTAGGCATTTGCCGGTCAATCCATGACTGGGCTTCTCTTGAGTCCATTAAGTACATTGGACTCGGAACAAACTTAAAGTTTTTGGTATCTCAAGGTAATACCTTTAATGATGTGACTCCTATTCGTGCAACCACGACCAATGGAATAACTTTTGCGGCAGTTAATACCTCTTCGACGATAACGGCTACAGACAGTAGTCACGGAGCGGTTACAAACGACTTTGTCACAATAAGCGGGGCTGCAACTCTTGGTGGTGTAATTACTGCTGGAGTCTTAAATCAAGAATATCAAATAACATCAGTACCTACGTCAAACACTTATACATTTACTGCAAAAGACTCAGCAGGAGACGCTGTAGCTGCTAACTCTTCTGACTCAGGAAATGGCGGTTCAGGTGTTGATGGTGCATATCAAATTAACACGGGACTAAACACCTTTGTTCAAGGCACGGGATTTGGAGCGTCTTCTTGGGGTTCTGGCGGGTTTGGTAGCGCAAACAGCGTTTCAGCATCCGGTCAGCTTAGGCTCTATAGCCAAGATAACTTTGGGGAAGATTTGATTCTAAATCCTCGTGGAGGTGGCATTTTCTATTGGGATGAGTCTGCCGGAACAGGTACTAGAGCGGTAAACATAACAACTCTAGCCAACGCATCCAACGTACCGACAATAGCTTTAAAAGTTTTAGTTTCAGACATTGATCAACACGTTATTGCTTTTGGCACAAACGGCATAGGCTCATCTACAATTGATCCTTTGTTCATACGTTTTTCTGATCAAGAAAACATTGCTGATTGGACACCGACAGCAACAAACACAGCCGGTGGTGTAAGAATAAACGCTGGATCAGAGATAATTGGCGCAATCCAAGCAAGACAAGAAATTCTTATATGGACTGACGTTAGCTTACATTCTATGCGTTTTGTCGGGGCTCCTTTTACCTTCCAATTCCAAACACTTAGCACCGATATATCAATGATATCTCCAAATGCTGCGGCAAATGCTAGGGGTTCTGTATACTTTATGGATAAAGGCAACTTCTATGTCTACAACGGTTCTGTGCAACCACTGCCTTGTAGCGTTAAAGACTTTGTTTTTTCAAACTTAAATCAAGACCAAGCATTCAAGGTCTTTGCTGCCGAGAACAATGCGTTCTCTGAGGTTAGTTGGTTTTACCCAATAGGTTCCGGTGATACCGAGATTACAAACTACGTTACATATAATTACGCAGAAAACCTGTGGTCTGTCGGAACCCTAGAAAGAGGTGCTTGGATTGGCGCTGGAACAAGATCAAAGCCTCTAGCAACCACGACAGTTGCTGGTAATGGAGCAAACTATCTGTACAACCACGAAGTTGGTCACGACGATGATGGCGTTGCAATGACTGCGTTTGTTGAGTCTGGTGACTTAGAGATAGGTGATGGCGACAGGTTTATGATGATTAGTCGGATTGTTCCAGACTTTGCTTTTAGCGGAACCAAGAGTGATGCGTCAATGGACTTGACGATCAAGGGAAGCAACTACCCTTTAGAGACCGCTTCGTCATTAGCCACAGCTACAGTTACTCAAAACACCACCCAATCAAATATTAGAGCAAGGGCTAGGCATACGGTTATTCGTGTTGAAAGCTCTGGCCTTGGATATGGATGGCGCTTAGGTGGCCTTAGATTTGATATACGTCAAGATGGTAGGCGCTAATGTCAGGCACTAAACAAACATCGCTTCCAATCCCAAGCTCGGACTATGATAGAGACAACGAGGCTATAACTCGCAGAAACCTAGAGTTAATCTTTGATGAGGTTCAAAACGACCTTTTTCTTGCTAAAACTCAAGGCGATAGCCAAGGATCATTAGCTATGCGAAGGTTTCAGTTTCTATTGATGGGGGCTTCATGACTGATGTAATAAAAGTACTTGGGCAGTTAGACCCTAGTGCAACTACAACAACTGTGCTGTACACAGTGCCTAACTTGGCACAAACAACAGTTAGCTCGTTGGTTATATGCAACAGATCTGGCTCTGCAATTACTTTTAGAGTTACCGTTCATGTCGCTAATGCTTCGGCGGATGACAAACAATTTCTTTTTTTTGATGAATCTTTAGCTGCTACAACCACAAGAACAGTTGTGATTGGAATGTGCCTATCCCAAGCGGATGTAATGAAAGTTTATGTAAGCGCCGCTAACGTCAGTTTTAACCTATTTGGTGTGGAGACAACTTAATGAATTACAATAACGGACAAATGCCGCCTATGAACCCCATGAATCAACAAATGCAACAAATGCAGCGTATGCAACAAATGGGTCAGCAGATGCAGATGCCACCTCAGATGCCTCAAATGCCTCAGATGCCGCCACAAATGCCGCCTCAGATGCCTCAGATGCCACAGCAAATGCCTCCGCAAATGAATGCGAACCAAGGTGGCGCTATGCCAAACGCTCGTCCTATGGAGCCTATGGCGCAGCAGATGGCGCAGCAAGGTCGTTATGGCGATAGCATGTTAGTTCACATGAACCCTGTTGAAGTCGCCGGTATAGCGTCTCTATCGCCTACAGGAAGCCTAACTACAAACCCGATGACAGGTCAGCCAGAAGCATTTCTGCCGTTCTTGCTTCCATTAATGGGTAGTATGTTTGCCCCTGCGGCGTTTACGGCACTAGGAGGTGGAGCTACTGCCGGTCTTGCTGGGCTTGCAACCACAATCGGCGCTAACAGCGCCCTAGCGGGGGCCATTGGTTCTGGTTTAGCCACAACCGCTGTAACAGGCGATATCAAAAAAGGTTTAGTGTCAGGTTTAACTGGCTTTGGTGTTGGTAGCGCCTTGGGAGCAGCTAAGGATGTTCTTGGCGGCGTTACAGATGCTACAACCGCTTTGAAAACCGCTGAAGGTGCGCTTGCGGCTGGCGAGGCAACCGCTGCAACTCAAGCTGTTCAAGCAGGAACAGAGCTTGGTACAGCAGCATCAAATCCTGCTCTTACAGGCCTACAATCAAACGTTGATTTAGCAAAATCAGCTTTACCTCAGTTTAATCCTACTAATGCAACTACAGCACAAGCCGGTCTTTTTGGTGGCACAAACGCAGTTACTGGCGAGGCAACAAAAGGAGTATTAACTTCAGGCGAAGGGCTAAAAGCCCTTGGGTCAAACCTAATGAAGCCTGGAGCGTTACTCCCAATAGGCGTTGGTGAAGGTCAACGCGCAGCAATGGAAGCTCAAGAGGCTCGTGACGCTGAGTTTGGTGCTACAGAAGCTGAGAGGGCTGAAAGACTTGCTAGGTCACAAGGTATCTTGGATCAGTCTCTAGGGCAGGTTGCTACTGACTATGGCTACGATTATGGACGCGGCTATCAAGCTGGAGGTATCACTTCTATAAATCCTATGGATTATCAGCAAAGAATGGCTGATTTCCAACAAATGGGTATGCAGCAGCCGGTTAGAATGTTTGGTGGTGGTGAAGCTGGAAGGCCTAATTTTTCCCCAAATTTTAACTCTAACAACGCTGTTGGCGCTAACAGTTTTGGGGGTAGTGATCGCTCTTTTGCATTCAACCCATCAGGTAGGCAAGCCAGCCTTAGAGGCCCAAGGGTGGTATCTTCAGAAGAGCTAGAAGGGTATAGACCCGGAATAGATCCAGAAATAAATTACTTTCGTAAAAAGCTTCCGGCAGAGCCTGCTATTGCTGAACAACAAGCTGTTGTTAATGATCCAGTAAACGTTGCTGGTAGAGCCGCAGAGATAGAGCGATTAAGAAATGACCCGATCATGAACTTTGCTGTAGACCCAAGTCTTTCAACAGAGCAAAAGGACGAAATATCTGCTGTTCGTCAAAAGATCGCGCAAAACGCAGCGTTAAGAGAGCGAGGCTTTGATGCTCCAGAAGGGTATAGCGCAGTAGACGCTGAAGGAAACCCCACTGTTCGGAACCCAGAGTTGACTCTTGATATGTCAGGGCAGGATTTATATTCCGGTATAGGTGGATTTAACCGCTCCCCTTACGGCACTGAATATGGCATGAATAACGGCGGCGTTGTAGGTATGAACCAAGGGGATCAAGTTCCCAACGGAGAGCAAGCTGCTCAAGCTTTGATTCAACAAACAGCAATGGCTCTTTTGGGTCGTATGTCTGAAGAAGAATCTAGCGTTGTCATTAAAAGATTTGTAGATGAGTTTGGAACAGAAGCTTTCCAGCAGTTACGGAATCAGGTTCTAGAGTCTGTTGTTCCTAACTCGCAAAAAGAAGGCCTAATTCAGGGCGCTGGCGGTGGCATGGACGATCAGATTGGCGGTATGATTGGTGATCAACAAAAAGTTGCTGTATCTCCTGGTGAGTTTATAGTTCCTGGCGATGTGGTTTCTGGCTTAGGCGATGGAGATACCAGTGCTGGAGCTAAAGAATTGGCATCAATGATGGATCGAGTCCGCACGGAACGCACTGGAACTACAGAGCAACCGGCACCCTTAGTTAATGTTAGAGGCGGAGGCTTATTGCCAGCATGAACACCCTACTAGACTTTGATTCAAGCAAGATAAAGGACTTATCTAGAGAGCCAAAGGTTCGCAAACGGTCTGAGCCAAGAGAAGTTACTCACACGATAACTATGGTTCCAGCAAATTATCTTAATAATCTGTGGCCTGATGTAAGAACCCAGCTTGCTAAAGCGACTAAAAGGTCAAATGGGCGATGGAGTTTAGAGTTTCTTCATGCCGCCATATCAAATGGCAGCCAACAGTTATGGGTTGCGTTTGATTCAGAAAACCATATTGACGGCGTTGGTACAACAGAGATACTTCAATACCCAGAAAGAAAGATGTTGGCTGTACAGTTTTTAGGTGGTGACAATTTCAATAGCTGGGTTTGGGAAATGCTAGATCGCTTTAAAGATTTTGGGCGTGATAATAGTTGTCAGGGAATGGAAGCAACTGCCCGTATGGGGTTCTGGAAATGGTTAGAACAAGATAAATTCAGTCGATCTTTTGTGGTCTACGAAAGGAGTTTAGAAGATGGGAAAGAGTAGTGGCGGCGGCGGTGCTCAAGAAAGCACAGTAGTACAAACAAACTTACCAGAATATGCAGAACCCTTTTATGAGGAGCTTCTTGGTAGGACTGTCTATGAGTCAACAAGACCTTATGAAGCTTTTCCGGGTCAAAGGATGGCTGAGTTTACTGATTTTGAGAATCAGGGAATGCAGGGCATGGCTGACATGGCTTATGCTGGGAGCCCTTATCAATCGAATATGGCTGCTAATATAGCTGGTAGCGTTGGTGGTCAAGATGTTGGCGCTGGAGCCAATATAGCAGCAGGGTTTAACCCACAAGATCAGTTTTCAGGGTATAACGCTGGGGATATAAGCAGTGGCTATGACGCTGGCAGCTTAGGCCAAGGCTATCAAGCTGGTCAGCGCGGTGTTGGTTATCAACCTGGGCAGTTCACATCAGACTACAACGCTGGAACCCTTAATCAAGACTTCCAAGCTCAAGATTTAACATCTGGTTATCAAGCTGGCTCTTTTGATCCTGGTTATCAAGCCACAGAGCGTCAGTCTCAATATGATATGGGGCCGTTAACAAGTGGCTATGAAGCTAGTTCTTTTGATCCTGGTTATATGGCTAGAGAGCTTGGTCAAGATTACTCTGCCAGAGACCTTCAGTCTGGGTTTCAAGCTGGAACTATTGCTGACGCAGACACATTAGCTAAATACACAAACCCTTATCAGCAGCTTGTTACTGATATCGAGAAGCGTGAAGCTCAAAAGCAATCTGACATCCGTGGATCTGAGATGTCTCAACAAGCAGCGCAATCTGGCGGCCTTGGTGGATACAGAGAAGCAATCATGCAATCTGAACGAGAAAATGCTCTCGGACAACAGATGGCTGACATTCAGACAAGAGGTGGGCAGGCAGCGTTTGAGCAGGCTCAGAAGGCGTTTGAAGCTGATAGGTCTGCCAGAGGACAAGAGGAAACCTTTAGACAGTCTGCGTTTGGCACAACAGAACAAGCCAGACAAGCTCAACAAAAGATGGCTATTGATTCTTTCCAAGCTGGAGAGACTGCAAGGCAACAGGCTGCTTCTATGGGCATGACTGCTCAGCAGCAAGCTGATGCCTCAAGACAAGCTAAAGAACAGTTTACTCAATCAGCATTTGGTCAGACAGCGGATGTTGCTGCACAGCGAGAGCAGTTTGCTCAGCAAGGGTTCCAAGCAGGGGAACAGGCTAAGCAAAGAGCAGCAGAGATGGGCTTGAACGCACAACAACAAGCTGATGCTGCTAGACAAGCTCAAGAGAAGTTTACTCAGAGTGCTTTTTCAACGACTCAACAGGGTCGGATACAGCAACAAGACTTCCAAAATCAAACGTTCCAGATACAGGAACAAGCTAGGCAACGCGCTGCCGAGATGGGCATGAATGCACAGCAGCAGCAGGATGCAGCTAATCAAGCTGCGGAAAGGTTTGGACAGTCCCAGTTTGGTCAGAACGAACAAAACAGACTTGCTCAGCAACAAGAACAACGCTCTGTATTTCAAGCAACAGAGTCTGCCAGACAAGAGGGGGCTAGGCTTGGTCTTAATGCTCAAGAGATGCAGGAACGGGTTAATCAGGCTCAGAATGATGCTCGTATGAGGGCTAGGCAAGAAAACATTGGGCTGGCAGAAACTCGCGCAAGGATGGGCTTTGCTGGCCTCGATGCAGACAGAGCCACTCAAGGTCAAAGGTTAGACTCAGCTAGATTGCTTGGTCAGCTAGGCACTGACGATCAAAGAATGGGCATTGAGAGAATGCGTAACCTTCAAGCTGCCGGTGAAAACCAAAGGAACATGAGCCAGCGCGGAATGGATATGGGTTATCAAGACTTCTTGCGTCAGCAGGCATTTGGCAGAGAACAGCTTGGCTTCTTTAATAATATGCTACAAGGGTTGCCTATTAGTGCTGGTTCTCAAACTACTACATTCGGCGGCCCTAGCAGCACCCAGCAGGCGCTTGGTGCTGGCCTTGGTGGCGTTGGTCTATATAGGGCTATGAGTTAACGATGAATATAATTGACACAGAAGACATGATCAAAGGCTTGCCTGATGCAGCCTTACAAAAAGAAGCTCAGAACCCTTCAGGCCAAGCGCCTCAGTTCCTTGTTGTGTCTGAGATTAAACGCCGTAAGGATATGCGAGCGCGTTATGCTCAGAATCAAAAGCCTCAAGGCACTGTAAAAGATCAGCTTCTGGGCGTGAATCCTACAACGCCTCAACGGCAAATGGCATCTATGGGTCAGCCTCAAGGGCGGCCTATGCCTCCTATGGGCGGTCAAATGCCTATGCAGCAGCCAGCACCTCAAATGGGAATGTACAGTGGTGGCGTTGTGCGTATGGCTGAAGGACTAACTATTCCAAACCCTTATCTTAATGCTATGTCTTCTGAAGACGCAAAACTTGCTGAGCGCGAAAATAACTTAGCGCGACTAGCCTATTTGGCTGAGCTTCCTGGGGGCAGCGAGGCCGTAAGAGATATGCAGGGTAGGATCGGCGGGATTACACAAGAAGATGTAGACTCAATTTTTGGTACTGCTCAAGAGCAAGCTGATGCTTCAAAATTTTCAGATCTTAATGAGTTGATTAATCCATCAAGGGTTGGATCTTATATAGAGGGTCTTACCGAGTCGCGATACAACCCTCTAGACAGGTTTACTCAAGGTGTAAGTACTGACTTTGAGCCTTTAAATCCTCCAATGTTTAAAGCGCCTACGCCACAAGAGTCAACTGACACAAGAAGCAACCCATTTCAAGCCCCAGCAGGCACTGCTGATGCAATTAGAGCAAAACTAGCCTCCATGAAAGGTCAGGGTCAAGGCGACGCTCCTGTAGGCGAAATGCTTCAAAGCATTTTAGCGGAATCTAACAATCAAGTTGTTAATAACAACGCTGAAGTAGTTGTGCCTGAAGAAAGAATACGGGGACTTCAGTTCCCTACCGGCCTTAGTGGTGTTGATTCATCGAGTTCAGGGCGGCAAGGTGATGATCAAGCGAGAATGAATGCTGCACAAGCGGCAAGATTAAGAGAAATTCAAGGGACAGCGTCAGGACAGCAAAGAATCGTTCAAGCTCCTGATGCCTACACTGATGATGCTGAAGGATACATTCGCGCCAAGTTCCCAGACGGGGTTCCAACTAACAACGAGGCTCCAAAAACTTTTGACGATTATGTTGCTTACCTGCAAACACAGAAACCAACACTAGAAGAGGGCTATCCTTTACTCTCAAATATTTTGAGGGACAACGCTAACGCCCGTGATGCAGAAGCTATCCGCTTATCAGAGTTAGAAAACGAAACGCCAACTCAAGATGTAACGACAGACTTACGGGCCTTGAGAGATAGACAGGCCGAGAGAGGGTCTGGCGGCTTTAAAAAAGATCTTGGAACCACTAATGAAACAATCTCACTTGAAGAAGCTCAACGACGATATCCAGAATTAAATCTAGAGGCTGGTAGCAAAGCATTTCGATATGATTCAATCGAAATGCCAGCCGGATTCCCACCTGAGTTGCGTGAAAGAGCTGGGAAGCTTTATCAGGACGGCAACAAGGAAGAAGCGCAAGCTCTTATAGATATGTACTCTGCGTCTAAGACTGAAATCAATCCTGAAGATGACGGTATTGCAGCGTTAATTACGGATAAATTAAATAGAGCAGAACAACCGTCTGTTGGACAAAACACTGATGGGTCAGCAAGGATACTTTCTAACGCTGTAACCGAAGATAACAGCAAGGTAATTAAAGAAAATGTAGATGTAGCTACGGCGCTTGCTGCTGCAAGCGACGAAAGTAACGCGATAAGAGAAGACGCGCAAAAGGTAAACAAACTTGACACCGAAACTATTA